GCTAGAGGTAAAGTTTGTGCCCACTTTGGACGCCATGACATGCACTCCTCAACGTATCGTTGTGCTTCTTCTTTTTCTTCAATCGGTGCAATACAAGCCACAGCGTCGTGGACTGTCAACACCACCTTGTACTTCTTGCCGATTCTGAGCATCTGCTCTCCCACGACCTGCCTTGCTACGGCTTGACACACGTTCTCCACGACCTTCCCGCCGTAGATGTACACCGGCATCCCCTTGGAAAAGTAGCGCCACTGGTCTTTGCCTGTTTTTTCATCAGTCACTTTGGCTAGGTCGGGGTACTGAATGAACAGACCGCTAGGTAGGGTTAACCCTTTCCCGGGAATAGCTTTGATTAGCCCCTGCGCATCCACCTGTATGCTGTTGCCAGTACGCAACGCTATGAGCGCCTCATCTGCCTGACGCCACAACTCGGGTATCTTGTAGTAGGTATTCCTGTATGCGTCGATGATGCGTTTTGCCTCAGCCTCGGTTACTTCAACCCCAGCTTGCTGCTTAAGGAATATCTGTAACTTCTTGTGCCCAACGCCGTAGCCTGCACCAAGCACAACGGTCTTGCCGACCTGACGCTGACTGGCTGAACCCGTCGTAACTTGCTCGGGCGGTATGTTGTAAATCTGGCTCGCCATGAGGCGGTAGACGTCCTGCTTGTTCTCGAACGCTTCGATCAACTCGTGCTGACCTGCCAACCATGCCAGTGTCCGTGCCTCGATCTGCGCTGAGTCGCAGTCAATCACAACGTAGCCCTTGGGTGCCTTGATAGCCTTCTTGATCTTGCCTGCGTTCGTACCGCGTGATGGTAGGTTCTGCAGGTTTACAGAGTCTTGACCAGACCACCGACCAGAGTGGGCACCGTAGTAACGCAGAGGTACAGGAAACTTGCCTCGATTAGACATACCAATAAAGCGCTCAGTGCGAGTTTCTTCAATCGTCGTCTTGTTTCCAAGTCGGGCTGCGACAAGCATTTGGACTCGTACATCAGGGTGCTCCTCTAGTGCTTTGAATTGTTCGTCTGTCTTTGCAAACGCATAGGCTAACTTGCCAGTGCGCAGACTTATCTTGGTGGGCGGTACAACGCCGTAGTCTTCCAACACCTTGGCGAACTTGTCGTTAGACATGAGTAGCTTCTTGATGCCGTCCATACCCTCACTGAAGATTGCATGCACGTACTCAGGGTCAGCGTCTTTCAACATGAAGTCCCGCACCGATTCCATCAGCGCTTCCTTGGCATCCTTCACGGCTTCCAAGTGGTCAACCAGTAGCGTCTTGTCTAGCTCAAGCACAGGCTCGATGAACATGCGCAGGGTCATGTCAATCAGTTTCAATTCTTGTTTAGGAAAACCCAGTCCCATGTATGCATTGAACAGCTTGTACGTCAGCTCTACGTCATTGACGCAGTACTCAGCGTAGCGTGCCAACTCCTCGGCAGAGAAGTCAGCGTAGTGTTTGCCCTTGGCATGGTTGACCTCATCACCCTTGACCCCGATACCCATGCGTTGTGCTTGCACTTCAAGGCGGTGTGCCTTCTCATGCGGGTACAAAGCGCGGGACATACCGAGTATGTCAAACCATGCCATAGGCTTCACACCATACAGCCAGTTGAGAACGGCACCATCGAACGCAGTGTTCTGTGCAACTACCATCGCATCAGACCAGTCGAACTCTTTGAGTACCTTCTCAACTTGTGGCTTGGGATACCAGACCGTCGCACCATCGTCAACCTTGATTGCAATGCCAATCATCTCAAACTGAGGCGACCGCACATATTCTTCAGTTGGAATTTTGGTCAGGGAATACTCAGTTGAGTAATAACATTCAAGGTCGAGGCTTACGATTTTTGGCATATTGTCTTTTAAGTTCGGTTTCAAGCAGCTCTGTGGCTTTGTCCACCATGTACGGCGGGGCGATCAGTGTACTTGGGTTATGCCCCATAGCTTGTGCGGCTGCGGCTAAAGCTTGTGCGCTTGCGCTAGGTGGGGAATATGGCATGTCCATGTTGACATCCCACTCAGGTTTGGGCGGGTTGAGGATTGCCTGAACCACACCTGTCGTGAACACCTGCTTGTGCATATCTGTGTATGCCTTAATCAAAGCTTTCTTTTCGGTTTCATTTAGAAACCACACCGGCTGGTGCGCGGGTGGGTTACGCAGGACTTCTTCCATGGTGTTGCGGTATCCATGCAGCTTACCACCGTAGTCAAAATCTTCCGGGTTGGTCTGCATGCGTTCAATCAGCATCTTGACGCCATCACATATTTCTTCAGACATTTACTGGCCCTCCTTCTTCTTTAGGTACTGCCCCGCCCCACATCGCACCTTGTTGCCCTTGCATCAGAAGTTTGCCTGTATTTGGGTGACTTCTAACCTGTAGGGCAACACCGTCGTCTTGTTTAGTCAGCAGTGTGTGAAACACCTTAGCTTCGAACCTTGCGCGTCGAGCTTCTTTGTACGCAGCAACCAACGCTTCTTTTTCCTCAGGCTCCAAGAACCACAGGCGATGTACTTGTCCGTCTTGGTTCTCCGTCAGCAGGTTGTCGAGGCTTTGTCTGATGTCGTCAAACTTGGGTGCGTGGCGTAAGGTACGTCCGCCATCCGTATCCCCAAAGAACTCCTCGGGGTGTGATTTGAGTCGTTCAATTATTATTTTTACCGATTCCATCATTTTGATTTATCCCTTTTTAGTTTTGCCAGCGTCCGGTTTGTCATCTCACTTAGACGCTTTCGTTCTTCCTCAAACCATGCTTGGCCTTGTGAATGTACATGCGTAATCATTCCGGGTTGTATTGCAGTGTTGCTGCTTTGCAACGTCATCCGTGGGTCATTCCAACCGCCGCCAATTACGCTATTCGAAACAGCATTCTTTGTGGACGCCATGCTTTTCGCTAATGCGCTTGAGTACCTTGCTTGTATCTCTCGCTGCTGCATTTCTTGTTCTTCCTGACGACGCTTCTCGCCGTTGAAGATTTCGTCCACCACGTACTCGGTCAGGCTTGGCTCCATTATGTATTTCTCAAACGCAGCAGTGAGCGCATCGTCATCACGGTCTGACAGCTCACAAAACCCTGCGGGTACATTGCCCAGTATCTGATCAACAATTCGGCTGAACCTGCCGTTGCTTTTGAATTCTTGTGGGTGTGACTGCATGCGTTCAATCAGCATGCGTGCTCCTTCAGAGCAGTTTAGTTCTTCGCTCATTTCTTTAGCTCCATGTTCATGCAGAGTTCAATTACGTTTTCAAGGTACGCCATGTTGTCCTCACGGATAATCATTGGGTGTCCCCCGCACTTTTGTATCTGGTCTAGGTTTTTAATTTGCAGTTGAGTTGCCTGCCCCTTACCTGCTTTAGCTTCTATTGCTACGAAGTGTCCGTTGATACAGCACAGGAAGTCAGGCACCCCACTGTTGCCGTAGCCAGTACCAATCGGCATGGCGTAGTAGATGTCATGCTTCTTCAAGATCGCTTTGATCTTGGCTTTGACTTTACTTTCGGGTGTCGCTGCCATTTGCAACCTCAATGAGTTTGGCTAAGTAGTGCTGTGCCTTCTTCAGGTCTTCTATACCGTTTTTGTTTTTCCAACGTGACACATACTTCACCACGTTACCTTCGAGATACCCAAGGTCGTTTGCAATGATGTAGTCCCATGGTTGGATGGATTTGTCTTTGTAGTGGTTGCCACCAACTTGCATGTCGTCTGCGCGTTCAATCATGTTTTTGTTCCTGTAAGAGTTTGTCATAGTACTGCTTGGGCATCGGGGCTTTCTTCTCTAGCAACTCACGCAACCAGTCAAGGCCGCCAAGCTGTTGCAGAATAATCCACTGCTTGTCACTTAAACGTACGTATCGTACCTTTAGGGGGGCGGGGGGCTTTGGTCGGGGCATGTTCTAAAACTCCTTCATGCTTGTTTGGTTGTCTTTCCTTGGCTCGCGTGTATGTGCCGAACTGTTTGTAGCCCAAGCCCTCTTCGCTCTTGATAGTGCCAACACCTTTGGCTCGGAAGTACGGGTCTTTCAAAAAGATGCTTGGGCGGTCAACTTGCGCTAACTCGTCCCATGGATTTAATGCGGTCATTGCAGTATCCCCAGTTGTCCAAGCGCTTTCTGCAAACCGGCAAGCCCACCAACACGTTGGTCATTGATAAATATCTGGGGCATCTGACGTGCATCAGGAAACTCTTTGAGTAAGTTAGCCAAACGCTCACCCACTTCGACGTCAACGTCGGCATACTTCAGCCCCGCTGCATCCAGTATCAGTTTGGCTGTCACACAGTTGGGGCAGTTAGCCTTTGTGTACATTGTTATGTTTATGTTATTCCTCATCGTCGTCCCTGCTTTCTTCAATCAGTTGTAGTTTGACAAACTCCAATGCACCAATGACCGTAGCCATGTACAAAGTGTCGTCGTATTTGTGAATGGTTTGCATCAGCTCTTCAATCAAGCCGTCTACAAGTTTCCCTTGGTTGAAATTCATTTCTTCCCCTTGGTTTTTTCGGTTAGCAGTTTTCTAGATTCCCAACCAGAATC